CGTTGCCAAGGGAAGTATTGCACTACCCGCCGGAATAGCAAAGAATGTTGCTTGCTGGAGAGTTACACTCACCCCCGCTTGCACACTCAGAATCGCAACATCTTGCACCGAATCATCTGCTAAGATGATCACTGCCGATCTACCGGCAAAGAACATAGCGTTATCAGGATCGCACGGAATAACTGTCGTTCCGATCGGTAGGTCTGCCGGCGTTGGATTCAGAATCTCCCTCTCATCCCACCATTCCGGTACCCCGAACAGGAATGGTTGTTGTGTCTTCAATACGTTTCTCAGTTTTGCCCTTTCTACTGCATCTCGTGGTTTGTAATCAAGCTCAACAAACTGTCTTGGTATTCTCCTTAAGGCATGTCTCTGCTCAGTCTGGTCCCGAGACTTCATAATATTAGTCTGAAAAGTCAACTGCTCAGTTATAGGCTTCTCTGGCACGAATACGAATAAGATAACCCTCGATCCCAACATGCGGATTGCGACGTCTGCATTATCGAATTCAAATAGTGCGTTTGCGTCGAACTCAGGGTCTCCTTCAAGAGCAGCTGTGACACTAATATTGTCCTGTCCCAGGAGTGGAAGGACAAAAGGAGGTGGATTAAGTGTGACCGTAATGCCAGGCAGCGCTGCAAAGTCAACACTCAGGAAAGTGTGCGCTCCATCACGGAAGGTGTTCAGGATGGCCATACTTATCACCTTGTCCGAGGTGATGTTCCCGAAATCCACTGGGTTTGGATCTATCCACCACTGATCCATGAACCATCCGCTTGTGTCTCCTACAAACGCGCTTGCCACGACTCTTGGAGAGAACGGTGCGTTCTGAACATTATCCGCGGTACGGAGATCCCCCCAGAGTAAAGGGAATAAGGTTGGTGGAGGCGGTGGTATAGACTCTCCGTCTCCTTGGGCTGGATTACCCGGATTGAAGATTAGAGTCTCGTAAAGTACACCTTCGAAGTCAACAGCCATTCGTTAACCCCATTAGGGTATTTGCCTGTATGCGAAGCCCTCAAACCCACTGTACTGATCGTCAGGGACTGTATTTATTACATCGCTGTTTGTGACTGGAAATAACGTATAGGTGTCTGCTCCGATTGTCACTTCGTCTGCCGGCGAGAAGCCATCCATGTTGATGCGAAACACATCCGGAACCTGACCACATGGACAGAATCTGATGAAGCCACCGATGTCCCGGAAGATACCGACATAAAGCGGTACCAATGGTTTGGCACTCGATATTAAACTAGCCTTCATAGAGAAAAGATGTGCCCCAACAGTAAGTCCCAGGCCATTGGCGAAGCCACCACCTAAGATCTGAGCACCGGCTGACTGGTTCACGTTGCTATAACTCGCACCAGATGGTCGGTTAGCCAAACTAGTACTGGCCTGCTTTGAAGTAGAGATTTCGTGTGTAGTCCACCATTCAAGAGCCCCTTCCAAACCGTTCACTCGAAACACACTGTTCATGAACAGTGACAATGAGGTTCTATTGTTTCCACTCCAAGGAGCCATGTGGGCTACATCGTATGGGCTGTCGATATCTTGTACTGCTCGATTCCATCGGTGCCCAACACAGTATTCGCCACCATCCCACGCAGCATCGCCGCCGAACTTGATCATATTTCCGAAGAACATATGGCGCCAAATACGAGTTCCAGTTTCCATTGCCATATGACAATAGCGACCATCAGTGGGCGCAAATAGGTGGTGCTGGATCCAGGTGGATGAAGACACCTGCGTGATACTCGGCATTTGCTGCTGAGGATTCATTCCATTCCCATCCTCATCACTCTTCCAGTCTGGTGCTCCGCCTGCTATCCTGGGGAAAGCTCCTGGCCCACCCGGCTGGTCGTATGCCGGCTCACTGGCTGAATACCCGTCGCCTGGAAACATAAAGATACCGTCAGCCTTCGTATGGAAAGCCATAAACGGCGGCTCGTCCACGTCTGGCGTAAAGACGGTCGGGGGTGTTAGGAAGACTTCAAACTCACTACCAGCACCCGCATCCGCTTGCGATCGTACCCAACGGTTTGCTGCAACTGGAAAGTGGTTTACTGATGTTATGAACGTCGCCATCTTACTGCGAACGAAATCATCCGCATCTGACGCGTTACCGTTACCACCGTCCAAAGCATCTGTGTTTTTAACGAATGGCATATCTACTCCATCAGAATTGTGAACCAGTCCTGGAGGTCAGTTTGGTCTATGTTCGGGAAAACCATATGCTCCCGACCTAACTGATCTACGATAATATTTTCAGCGATTAGATCCCGTGCCGCTAACTTAAAAGCTCCGTCGACCTCTCCTAAAACCTGTACTGCACCAGGCTCGTCTTGATAAAAAGTGAACGGAAGCAAGAAGTACAACCTTAACCCGACACCAACATTCAAAAAGCCCATATCCCCCGGGGTACTATTATAATGCTGGTCTCGCCAAAGACCGCCAAAAATACTAACAGTACCACTACCAGTCGCAATATTCGGAGCTCGGGTTTCAACTACGTTAGACAATGTGTTAAGAGCTTGCTCCGGCCATTGATCCCATGCTGTGTTACCGGTAGCTCTTTGATTCCAATTCCCTTGCTGGTCCCTGAGAAAGTATTGATTTGTGCCGGGCTCCACAAGAAAAGTAGTATGAAGACCGCCTTGTGTGCCGCTAATCAATTCAGAACTTCTCTGAGTTGTACCAGCAATAAATAGGGGGAGTGGCCACTTGCTGGCCGGGTCCGTAATAAAAGGAACGAACAAGCCCATGTAAATCATTTCGTATGTGCTGAGCGAATGCGCAACTACAATTAAACGACGGGGAGTGACAAAGAAGAAGAAATCTAAGTCAGACACAGTCAACGGGATTCTTGCAGAAGGGATGGAATTACTCATTGCTGATACAGGACTTATCCCCGGCTGATCTTCCCAGAGTGAAGCTCCATTAAATCCAGAAGCTCCTGCTAGCATCCACTGAGGATTGCCGCCCTCAGTTTCTGTAAATGCACCGATAAATGGGTTTGCACCTGAGTTATTTACCCCTTCCGCCCAGAATTCAGCATCAGTCTGATCATCGGTATATGTCGTGTTCCGTATCAGCCAACCAGAACGAGTCAGATCAAGTGTGGCACCGGTTCCACTTGCGCTCGCAGTAGTAGCTACTGGGCTGGTCGGTAACTCAGAATAGTCACCAATGTTAACCGGTTTCACCGTTAACACTACACCTGCGGCTTCAGTAAGAACCTCGAACGTTCCTGCAGTAGTCTCAACAGTGCCGCCTACCAGTGTCAAGATCTCTCCAACTACATATCCAGTCCCACCAGCATTAGGGACGGCTGTCATCCAGCTGTCCATGATCAGATCAACAGTTGCTCCTGCCCCCGTCCCTCCTACTAACGCATTTCCCGTAAGAGTAGCTGGTTCGATGATATAGCTGCCCGAGTTATTCAGTCTTAGAGCGGTGATGACGCCAGCTGATTCAGCTGTTACTTCGAACTCAGCCGGGTGTGCAGATGTACCGAACGTGGTGCCACCAGTAATTCCAACAATATCACCAACTACATATCCAGCCCCACCCGCATTTATGATGCCACTCCCAACGTGACTTCCTCGAATGAAGTCAATCATATCCTTAAACATGCGGATGTAAGCTTGGTCCGGGTTAAGGACAGACGAAGTACCTATTTGAAATGGCATCTCTTAAGCTCCAATTGCTCCCCGCGTCGCTTGCGGGTTATTCCGTAGGATGCTGAGTACTGCTTCCTCACCCTTTGCGCTCTGCAGCAACTGTTCAGCCTTCTCTGCTGAATCCACCACTATTACTTGGGGCGCCGCTACGTTTACTTGGGGAGGCGCGGCGCTCCCACCTGCTCCAGCCATCGCTCCCATCTGCTGCTGCGGTACAAAAGTACCTGCTGAGTCTGGGATGAACGCTTCTGGCTGCGCCCCGGTACCAATAAGCACCGGTTGCCCAGCTTGCCCTCGGCCACCGTCGTCTGCTACACCTGCTCCGAAGAAGCTGCCAACTGCTGACAAGAAAGCATTACCCCCGCCGGCCCCGATACCACTCAAGGAGCTGAATATTTGCTTCGCTAGTGCATTCGCTGCCATCTCACGCAACGTGTCTGCGAAGGCCGAAAGCATGCCTTTCAATCCATCCTCAAACGGATTGAATAGGAAGTCTGAGAAGGATCTGAACGACTCTCTGGCAGCTTCATCCGCAAAGACCTTCGCCGCACTCGAAGTCGCCTCAGTAGCCTCTTTCAGTCTCTCCTCTGCGGCGGCCGCCGCTCGAGTAAATGTCTCTTGAGAAATAGCTGCGGCCACCAACAGCTCGTCCAATCTCAGAAGTTCGTCAGCGTATTTCTCTGTTGGAGTCTTAAGAGCTTCGGTTAACCTTGCACCCTCTTCGAACGCATCCTGCGTACCTTGAAGCACTCTCAACTGGTTCTCAAGAGCTTTACTTTGCTCATCCGTAAGTTCTACGCCTTGCTTCCTAAGGTCTGCCTCAGCAGCAAACAACTGATTCTGGATCTCTCTTTCCTCGTTTGACAGTCTTGCTAATTCAGTCTCCCGCTCCAGATTCGAAATCATAGTACCGAATGGATCTTGAAGCGCATCCATTTCTGCTCTCGCTCTTTCCAAGAGACCTGCTCTCTCAGTAGCCGTACCAATTCCTAACTGTTGGGCCTCAGCTAACAGTTGCTCAATGTCCAAGAATTCCCTCGCAGCGGCTGCAGCAGGATCGAATTCATCCTTGAGTTTCCTTACTGCCTCCGTTACCTCATCAAACCTTGACTTTCCTGTATCTCCTGCATTAATATTCGCGATCAGCGTTTGGGCCGCTGCGTTCACCCGTATAAGTTCTTGTTCAAATTCTTGGAATGTCTCACCTTCTCCTACAGGTTGGAAAGCTTCTATCATCTCATCTCGCGCCGCGATAATCTGTTCAATCTGCTTCTCACCTGCCGTTAAGCCCGACAATCGAGCTGTTTCCTCAAATTCCTCCAAAGTACGTCCAGCATTTTCTAGCTTCTCCGCTAATCTCGCTACAGCATCGGATTCAACCCCAAGCCTACCTGCAGCCAACTCAGCTGCAGTCAAAGTTCCTGCCTGCGCTTGAGTTACAAAATCTATCTGTTTTCTTAGACTCTCGGCGCGGTCAGCTGTGTCTAATAATTGGTCACCCTCCTCAAGTAGGGCTACGGCGAGTGCTCTGGCTGATGACGCTCCTTGTTGGCCTGTTTGTTCAAATTCTATCAGTTTTTCAATGACTTCTTCAATACTTACCGCGCCAGCCTCGAACCCTTTCTTTAAATCTGTCGTAAGTTGAAGGAATGCTTCACCGCCGCCCCCACTAAACGTAAGGAAACCTTGTGCAACTTGAATCTTTCTAAAGGCAGAAACTGCGTCGTCGGTAAGCTCTTCCAGATCTTCAGTGGTATTTTCCAACTCTAATTGCAACCGTAGTAAGGCTGTAGCTAATTGAGTCTTAGAAAGGTCCGCCAGTTGTTCGTTCGCAGTCTCCGCAGCCGTAGCGTAATTTCTAAGTGCTACGTGGCCTGAATCCATGGCTACATTAAAAGCGTCTGCCGCAACTGTGGCATCTCTAGCTGAGCCTCTAAAAGTAAAGTACGCCGCAGTTGCTAGCGCTACCGCACCAGCTATCAAAGTAATTGGACTCGCGAGCATTGCTACGTTCAATGCTATCTGAGATGCCGTTGCTGCTCTTATGGCAATAATGGATGTCTGTACCGCCCCTATCATGGTGAACAGGCCGCCAACAATCCTACCAATAGCTAAGCCTGCTAAAGCTGCAGCCAGAAGTTGTACCGCAATAGCCATCCTTCGGTATAACTGAGCATTCTGATCTAGTGGATCCAGAGTATTTGTAAAGACTCGGAATAATCCAGTCAGAGTATCAATGGTACCACGGATCGCCCCAGACAGACCCGCATCACCCACTTGCAATGTCGCCTCTTGTAAAACTGATATGAATTGTTTGATCGACCCACTAAGGGTATCCTCCATGATACCGGCCATCTCATTCAAGGCTCCACCCGAAGCTTCAACCGCCTCCCTCAACTCTCTCAACCTGGGAACAGCACTTGTTAGGGTCGTTATCGCGGTAGCAGCACGAGCACCGAAGATAACTGCCGCATCGCCAGCTCCAAACTCAGATTGAGCTAGTCGATCAATAACGTCAATGAAGGAGTTAGTCTCGGGATTCAGTTCTGCGAGAGTCAGACCTAAATCTTTTATTCGTTGTTTGGCTTGAGGTGTTACATTCGTCAACTTCAATAGGGATTGGCGCAAGCCAGTACCTGCAAGAGATCCTTGCAAGCCCGCATCACCCAACACGCCTACCGCAGCAGCCATATCCCGAACACTTTGTCCAGTAACTGCCGCAAGCGGAGCCACGAATTTCATGGCATTACCCATCTGCCTGATATTCGTATTGGCCGAAGCAGCTACAACCGCCATCACATCGGCTACTTCTGCCGTCCTGTTTGCTTCAATCTGGAAGCCTGACATGATATTAGACACAATATCAGCCGCTTCACCCAAACTAAGCATACCAGCCTGTGCTAAACGCAACGCTGGTTCAGTAGCGGCTAGAATCTCATTTACATCGAAGCCTGCTTGGCCGAGGAATCTCATACCCTCAGCGGCCTCTTTGGCTTGGAACGCGGTCGTAGCTCCTAAACGTCTTGCCTCTTTATTAAGAGCTTCGAACTCATCTGTGGTTGCTCCCGTTACGGCCTCCACACCAGCCATAGCATCTTCAAAGCCTCGGAGGGTATTGACTATGCCCCGGATAACAAAAAGACCACCCAGGCCAGTTAGGGCGGTACGAGTGCTGAAAATGGAGGTCTTGAGTCTACCGAAAGCGGTGGTTGCCTTAGCTGTTCCTCTGACAGCCGCAGTACCCATCCTATCAAGCCCTGCCGACACTTGCTGCGTCGCACGAACCGCTTGCTGGTTCCTAATTATGATGTCCAAGCGTGCGACTTCGGCCATCCTTAGTTCCCTTTAGCGCTGCCCGCTTCTCTGCTGCAGTCTTCTTCTCGAAGGTTTCCTGCATGATCTTGCGGTATTGGAGATCCAGCCAAACTAGATCTCCGAATAGTTCCTGTCTTTCGTCTGCCCCAGTGACGCAATACAGGTCGAGTGCTGCCCGAATTTCGGTAGGTTGGAAGGGTTTGATTCCAGCCGAAGTTGGCTCCCTCGTGATATTCAGCTGCCAAAAGATTTCGTGCGTAAAGGCAGCGTGAAAGCCGAGTAAAGGCTTCTGTTGAAGGGCCTTGGGTAACTTCCCCGAGTCCTTCGCCAAGCCTCTTAGGAATCGTTCTTCTCTTCCCCACTTGAGGTCCCATCTAATTCGGTTGGTAAGTTTCCCCGGTCGACCTCACTCGCCTTGGCTTTGTAGGCCTGCATGTTGTCGGCATTCCGAGCCACGAAACTCCGGAACTCCTCGAATTTAGACATGTACTCGATCGCCGCAGTTACCGAATACTTGACTTCTTTACCTTGATCCGTAAACCCCTTCCAGTCCAGCAAGATAGTCTTTGCCATCACCTCGATCAACACCGTGTCAGCGGTGTCATCATCGAGAAGTTTTTGGGACAGGGATTGTTCGTAGATGCCGAGTTTGGCGCGGAGGAGTTCTTTGTATTTCGGATTGCCTGTGCGTGCAATCTTACAGTGTGCTCCCTCTCCTACTGGGAACCACCTTCCTTCTTGTACTAGTTTTTGATCAAGCTCAAAGGCTTCATTAAAGTCCATAACATTTCCTCTTGGTAGCTACCGACTTGGCTTCTGCCAAGCCGTGAAAGTGACCGCTCTACTAGAGGGCGGCCGGTAATGCGTCGATAATTATTACTGCGTCATCGTCAGGTGATCGTACCGCCGTGAACTCCATCGGAAGAAGAACATCGTCATTACCCGATGGGGCTGTCGGCGTACCACTTGAAAAGAAGAGTCTCGGCAGCGTGATTACAAAAACGTTACTGTCCGAGTCTGTGAAAGTAATAGCAAACTGGCTTTCTGAGTGCTGGAGGAACTTCTGCAGCAGAACATTATCCTCAAAGTAGGCCGTAAGCGTGCCCGTGACATCGACAAAGCCGTAACCGATGTCGACCGGCGAACGACTTCCGATCTCAGGCTTCTGTCGCAGGTTGTTCTCAGTCGTGAACTCGACAGACCTCACAGCAGTCGCCAACGGAGCGTCACCTTCTTCAAGGTTACCCACATTCGTGGTCGCGTTCAAAGCGTCCTGGATACCTGCGGGTACCCGTGTTCCCATGACAGTCACTTGCTGTGACACCGCTTCCTTACCCATGAAGGTGAACGTACCTGTCACAAGCGCTGCCGCTTCGACGTTCATGGTCATGGCGCCGACTCGGCAACCTGTCATGTAGAGGAACTCGACGACATCTCCGAAGAATTTCTCGACTACGAAGGACTTCCGAAGGATTCCGTTCTTTAGTCGTTGTGCCGTTAAAGTCACTTGGCCGGCTGATTCAGTTGCTAACGTAGAAGCGGAGCCATCGGCTAGCGTAACAGTTAACAAGTTGGCGGATATCGCCGTGATCCGGAGAGTACCATTATTACCGGCTATATCCCAACCCTCCATCCGGAAGGTCTGACCCACTTCAAGGTTCACATCTACCAAGAAATCTGTTGTGACTGACGAAATCGTGTCAGCTGTGTTTATCTCCAGGTCGAAGAACACACCCTTCGGAGACTTGAACACCAACGGTAGGCCTGATCCTGAGTCTTCGTCCGTCAGGTTGGTAACTGGGACTATTTGATTGTCGACATCAAGGAACGTGTCGCCGATATCGACTGCCGTGATTAGCATCCGTCCGTTGTTGATGGTATTCAGTTCGAAGCCGAATACCCAGACATCTGCGCCGGCTATGAAGTTGACGAAGTCAACGGCACCCTGCAGTACGTTGTAGCGATTCGAGGCGCCGACGACCCCGACATCACCAACAGCAAATGTCCGCTCAATAAGGTACACAAAGTCATTTGCAAGTGCGCCTTCAAGCAGAGGCTCCCAATCTCGGAACGACAGCTCAAAGTTGATGTCACCTTCAACCGAAACACCAACCTCGGAAAGAGTATCTCTCATCCGATCTGTTCGGATGGATTCAGAAACGACGGTCGCCTTATTATGAACCAGCGTTTCGCCAGTCATTCTTACTTCGTACGACTTCGGAGCAAGGGCTCCAACTTCTGGGTCGGCTCCCCAGCAATCGTCGTCTTCTTGAGCGATGACAAGACTAGTTCGGTTTGTGTCGGCTGTGACTGGAGGGCAAATCTGCGCCATTTTTACGTCCTCACAAGGTGTTCAATCCGTGGTTCTGATCCCGGAAGTACGGACAATTCACGTTCACTTGAAACCACCCGTTATTGATTCCTACTGTTACCTTCGAAGGAATACGGAAACGTATTAGTCCCGACTCGTCTTCGCAGATCTCTAGTCTCCTAAAAATGTCTGCCGCTTGTCCGGCTAACCTCAGCGCATCCCCGGTTCCAGTTCTTTCCTTCTGGAAGACCTGGATAATCACGCTTCCACCGTACCGAGAACGAGCAAGGTCGCCTAAACTGATTTGTTCAGCCTCTGCAGTCACTACCGTAAAAGCAACCCACGTTTTCTCCGTCTTGGGCTCTGTCCAAGGAATATTCTCATACCTGATCTTCGTATTCCCCAATGTAGGCCAAAGGGTGGAGAATCTCTCCTCCAAGACCTTGCGTTCGTCGTCGAATTGATTCGGAGCTGTCATTAAACGTTAATCTGTCGGCGCACTATCGTAACGATAGCCGGTAACTGGAGAGGAAGGGTCTGAACTGACGCTTCGACAAAGCCTGCTGGTGCCTTTAAGCTCGATCCGGCATTCAAGTCACCAATATAAGGGACTCCATTCGCTACATGAATAGTACGACCTAGTGTGAACCCCTGTAGATTCACTTCACCGTCCAGAGCAGCACCCCCAGGGTTATTATAACTGGCTGGTTTCGGTCTGAAATTAGGAGTTCCAACACTGACATTCCAGGAGGCGGATGCACGACCCGTGTTAATTGGTGTCCTTGCAGCGACTTGGTTCCGAATGGACTTAGCCGTCTCTTTAATCACCAGAGAGACAGCCAATTCCACTTTGGCATCAAACCTTTTGAGGTCACTTACGAACTCTCTCGGAGTGTTGGCCACTACGGTCTCCTCACCGTCAAGATATGAATAATCTTCGGTGGCGGGGTTTTAACAGCAATCACCTCCCACTCCAATCCATCTCCATCAAACACAAAATCAGCTAGCTTTGGTACAAAGGGGATGTCCAAAACATCGAAAGTTAGACGCTGATCTCCCGGTTGAACAAAGTTGCCATCAACTGCATCCTCCTTAAAGGAGGTGAAGAAGCCCCTTACCGCAAAAGTTCGAACCTGCCTTGTAGGTGAGCCTGTCTCGACATTATAAATGGGGTCTCCTACCACTTGCTGATAGCGAACAGCCTCCGAAATCGAACTCATCTGCTTCAGAGCAGTTCGGGTGGCTTGTCTGATCTGAGTCTTTAGACTCATTGGTTAACCACGGTCTTCGAGCTAACCTGCAAGAACTCGATATCCTTCCAAGTGCCGATTGATCGCAACAAAAGTTCCAGAGTGACGAATCTCGTTCCCATCAAGACTCCTTCACCTTTCTTTTCTGCTCCCTGGTCCAATGCATCCGTATCAAACGTCATTGACAGACCATCAGTCACCCAAGTCTTCGGTATACCCCCGCCATCCACTATTTGAGTGACATCCCCTGGTTCTACGGTGAAATATCGAGCCAATTCAATTTGCGCATCCTTCAACTGCTTCGGGATAGTACCCGGAATAATGATATCACCCTTATCATCGAAGTTCCTCGTTCTTGGCCATTGAAGCGATTGTCCCGCTTCCGTAGGTAGGCCGTACCATCGGAATCTGATCTCGAGAAAGCGGGTCGCTAAGATGAGGAATTCTTCTTTGTTGTCCTCATCCAGAAAATTCCACACCTCTGAGCCGAGCGCGATGTCCTCTAGCAACACCGCATCAGCCTCATCGACCGTCACATACGAGTTCGAATCAGCGACAACCGTTCCATCTTCTAAAACTAAGTGAGTCATGTTCTATCCTATGGCGTCTTGGTGATATCCTGTTCGATCACAAACCTATCTTTCACGATAGTCCGCCTTCTAGCAGCTCCATCAATTTGCTGGATGTCGTACCAGTACTTCCTGGGAACCTGATCAGTGTTCGCCACCGTGGGGGAGAACGACACCAATCCGTTCGGAGCATCATTGATAACCCCACTCACTGCGAACAGGTTGGTTGCGGTATCTGGCGGATTCCTAAGTGTGTCCACCGTCAACTCAAAGGTCCAGCCCGTAATATCGATCGCAGTTACACCGTCCTCTTCCACGATCTTGAACTGACTCGGGAAGTCATCGCCTCTTTTATATCTTAGGCAGAAGACTCCAACTGGTACTGGTTCGGCCATGTTGAATTCCTAAGTAATTACCCTATCCGTGCTGCCTACTGGAACTATGAAGTCAGCATCTCCAACCACATTCATAACACCTGGAACTGCTTGTACGTTACCTGCGAAGTGAATTGTTCTGTTCGCTCCTTGATCAAACAAGGCAGCCTTTACAACTGTAATTGTCAAAGCTGGCGAAGCTGATAGGACTCCTCGTCCTCTCAAGTCTGCTGTCTGAGTAAACGTGAGTGCTGGAGAGGCAGATACTTGGAACATACCCACCAGATCTGCTGTGAGAGCAAACACCAGATCTGGAGTGGCGTCTAACTTGCCTCTTGCTTCGAGATCTGCCGCTGCTGTGATCGCAAGGGCGGGTGAGGCCGTTAACTGAACTGGCAGCTGTGATATGTCGGCAACTACTGAGAACACTAAATCAGGAGTAGCTGCTAAGGCACCAGTCCCTTCTAAATCAGCCGTTGCCGTTATTGCCAGATCTGGGGACGCTGATAAAGTACCGATTCCAACCAGGTCTGCCGCTGCTGTGATCGCTAAGTCCGGTGAGGCCCCTATCTGACCGCCAGTCACATCCTGTAGAGCAGCAGTTAGCGCAAAGACTAGATCCGGAGAGGCTGTAATCAGAGCAAGAGCATTCAGCTGAGCAGCAGCTGTAATCGCAAGGTCCGGTGAAGCCGTTAACTGCTGCGGTACCTGAGTTAGGTCCGCAGTGAGTGCGAAGACTAGATCAGGCGTCGCTGCGAGAGTACCGATTCCAACCAGGTCTGCCGCTGCTGTGATCGCTAACGCAGCTGTAGCTGACAGGGCACCCGTTGCCTCAAGGTCAGCGGTGGCTGTTATGGCTAGATCTGGAGTGGCTGACAGGGCACCCGTTGCCTCAAGGTCAGCGGTGGCTGTTATGGCTAGATCTGGAGTGGCTGTTAGTTGTTGCGGTACCTGAGTTAAATCAGCTGTTGCCGTGATAGCCAGGTCTGGTGTGGCTGCTAGAGCGCCAGTTGCCTCAAGGTCAGCTGTCGCAGTTATGGTAAGTTGCGGCGACGCAGTCGCCATCTGCATTGCTTGAGCGTTAGCAGTGACTGAGAAGGCAAGGGCTGCTGTTGCTGCCAGGGCACCAGTCGCATTCAGGTCTGCAGCAGCTGTGATAGCCAGAAGCGGGGCAGCGCTTAAGGCACCAATCGCTTCAAGATCTGCAGCAGCTGTGATAGCCAGAAGTGGCGTTGCTGACAAAGCCCCAATCGCTTCAAGATCAGCAGTTGCCGTGATAGCCAGATCTGGAGAGGCTGATAGGGCGCCGATCGCTTCGAGGTCGGCTGTGATCGCAAAGACTAAGTCCGGAGTCGCTGCTAAAGCACCAATAGCATTCAGGTCAGCAGCTGCCGTGATGGCCAGAAGTGGGGCAGCGCTTAAGGCGCCGGTTGCCTCCAGATCTGCTGCTGCTGTGATAGCCAGGTCTGGAGTGGCAAAGATCTGAGCCGGGGCTTGAGTCAGGTCAGCAGTGAGTGCGAAAACCAGGTCTGGGGTTGCTGCTAGAGCACCGGTTGCCTCAAGGTCAGCCGCTGCAGTGATTGCCAAGTCTGGTGAAGCATCAAGCTTGCCCGTTGCCTTAAGGTCAGCTGCCGCTGTTATCGTCAGGTCAGCTGTAGCCGAGACTTGACCCTCACCAACGTCATTCAGATCAGCGGTTGTAACTGCAATCAATAGATCCGGTGTCGCTGCTAAAGCACCCGTGGCTTTAAGATCAGCAGTTGCAGTTATCGCCAGATCTGGAGTAGCAGATAGGGCTCCGATTGCCTCTAGATCAGCCGTCGCTGTGATAGCGAGGTCTGGAGTAGCAGATAGGGCGCCGGTTGCGTTTAGATCAGCTGCAGCTGTTATAGCTAGAGCTGCGGTTGCGTTTAGAGCACCAGTGGCATTGAGGTCAGCGGCAGCAGTGATCGCTAGATCTGGCGAGGCCGTTAACTGGACTGGCTGTTGAGTCAGATCGGCCGCTACTGCGAATACCAAATCAGGTGTCGCGTCCAGTGCACCAGTTGCTTCGAGATCAGCTGCCGCTGTGATTGCAAGGGCTGGAGAAGCTGTTATAGCACCTTCTGCTCCTTGCAGGTCAGCCGTGGCAGCAAAGACTAGCGCGGCAGTCGCGTTCAACGCTCCCGTGGCGTTCAAGTCCGCTGCGGCTGTTATCGCCAGGTCTGGAGTGGCAGCTAGCGCTCCCGTGGCGTTCAGATCCGCAGCAGCGGTAATCGCTAGATCTGGAGTAGCATTCAGTGCACCTGTCGCATTCAGGTCTGCTGCCGCTGTTATAGCTAGTGCTGGGGCTGCGTTGAGGGCGCCGGTTGCCTTTAGATCCGCAGTTGCTGTGATAGCTAAAGCTGGCGAAGCAGAGATCTGAGCAGCTGCCTGTCGAAGATCTGCCGTTAACGCAAAGACCAGGGCTGGTGAAGCACTCAGTGCACCCCTACCCTTCAGGTCTGCTGTCGCAGTAATGGCCAGGGCAGCAGTGGCTGATAAAGCTCCGGTTGCTTCGAGGTCAGCAGCAGCTGTGATTGCAAGGGCTGGTGAAGCATTCAGGGCGCCGGTTGCTTCGAGATCAGCCGCTGCGGCGAAAGTCAGGGCAGCGCTTGCCCCTAATGCACCTAGTCCCCGCAATAGGGCAGTTGCTGCAGCAAACACCAGGTCAGCCGTAGCAGCCAGAGCACCTTTTGCTTTCAGGTCAGCTGCTGCCGTTATCGCTAGATCTGGAGTGGCTGATATCGCACCGACTTGCCCTTCTAGGTCTGCTGTGGCTGTTATTGCCAGGTCTGGAGTTGCTGCTAGTGCACCAGTAGCGTTTAGATCAGCTACAGCTGTAATTGCCAGATCGGGTGTGGCATCTAGTTTACCTTGAGCATTTAGATCTGCGGCTGCTGTGATCGTGAGCTGTGGATCCGCAACCAGGGGAACTTGTCGATATTCTATAGCGTAATAACCAATGATCTCCGGCTGGTTCGTGTTCGGATCGAAGATAATCTGGGGCGTCGAGTTCGAGATCGGCTGCGCTTCGCCCATGCTTTGAATGTTCGCGCCGCCGAAATCTTGACCCATGTTTATGACGTTAATCGACGAGCTGTAAGAATCGCGCGGCGTATTCTCGTCCTGGGTCGTAATCGCGTAGATCGAGTGACCTGTGCCAGCACCATCGAATGACCCAAACGAGCCGCGCATGTTTTGGTTCACGTCTCGGTCTTCGTTTACGTCACTCGCCGATGCGACTGCGTAGCCAGCCGGTATGAATCCAAGGTCGGGGAACGTATGTGTACCCGGTGACGGCACGGTCGTCGTTTTCGTCATCGTGCCGACATCAACCAGTGTCCTGCTAAGATCGAGCAGCATATAGGCGAAGTGGTCACCGTTGCTGCCGTTCCAGTTGAAGCCGTCGCCGGTGATCGATGTGATCTGGATCGTCCAGTCAGCGAAGTCGACATCGTACTGACCCATAAAGTCAGTTGAGGTCAGCGCTGATCCCTGCTCGTCCTCGTCATTGTCGCCCATGTACTTGAACAGGCACCACTGATTGATGCCGGCGGGGGTATCCTGAGCAGCTCCGTAGGATTGGTAAGCGAACTGACTTGATGCTGGGAACTGCTCGCCGGACGTGAAGCCCAAGAGGAGGTCGCCGTTCGCCATGCCAAGTCCGGTGACAGGCGCAGCGTCGGCACCAACATCGGCTACAACCGCAGCACCGTCTCCACCCCAAAGCTCCCAATGAAGCCGGAAACCTGCCGCGACCGTTGTATAAACAACAGTAAAAGTCGTCGCCTGGAAAGTAACAGTAGCCTCGACCAGGACCGAATCATCTGTTGGATCGACGATAAATATGCAGGCGTCGATCATCGACTGCCGGAAATTATTCGAGGCACCGTCCTCGGCGTTGTGGACCACGGCCCGATGGTTCGTTCCGTCGCTGAATCCGTGCCCGAGCTGGGCGTCAGGCTGGATCGTCTGGTCGGCGGTGTTGTCTGTCCAGGAGAAATGGATACCGAACGGGTTCCGACCCTTGTCGGTAATATCTACAACAGTTGGACCCGACGCTGGAGTGGCAAATTCCCCCGTCTTGTACCAACTCTCCGCATTAGCATCTCGCATTCTGGCGAGTGCAGATATCCCCAATGTAGCTGTGGCTGCTAGGGCTCCTAACGCATTCAAGTCGGCTGCTGCCGTTATCGATAGAAGCGCGGAGGCGTCTGTTCGACCTTGATGTCTTAGATCGGCAGTAGCCGCAAAGACCATGGCTATGGCTGCATCCAACTTACCTTGAGCTTCTAGATCAGCGGCTGCTGTGATTGCCAGGTCTGGGGTTGCTGCTATCTGTCCCGGTGCAGATGGAGCCAGCTCGACCGAGACAACAACCGCGCGGTTCTGGTCTGCCCAAGTTGCTTCGACGGTAACACTCTGGCCGGTCGCGAAGAGGCCCGTCGCCATCGAACCGCCCGTTGTCCCGACTGTTTGATCAGTTTGCTCGGTAAGATCCGATTGCCAGGTCGCGCTCGTGGAGTTGCCAACACCAGCGAGAGCAACAACAGCCGCACCATCTCCAGCAGTGATATCGGCACCGGTCAGCGGGTTTGGAGTAGACGCTCCAGTCGAATCCTCTTGCTGCTCGGGGACAGTAGTAGCACCGCCCGTCTGATCGACATTCTCAAAGCTGATCGCATGCCATGTGAAGGAGGCTTGCTCACCGGTAAATGCCATCGTAGTGCTGGATGCTGCAGCAATACCAGCGTCAAGAAGTAGGAAAAGGGTGACCTCGCAACCGATGCCGTTAACGAAGACAGTCCCGATGTTCGTCATCGCCTGGCCGCCCCAAGTAAGGGTCACGCCATTCGGTGTTCCAGTACTACCCTCGCCCTGGTAACCGATTATTAGGCCGCGATCGACACCCGCTGAAACCGCGAATGTATCGCCATCTGCACTACCGGAAGCAGCAGCATCAAGGATAGTGACGTCGGCCATTCAATTAGTCCTGGGTCACCACGAAGGCGAACCCATCGGCAGCTACACCTTGGGTTCTCCTCGAAAACCCCGTTCCTTTCGCTGTTACAAAGGCATCTGCATCTGCTTGATTCCTGAAAATAGCGATGGGTCTGATGGTAGTATCCTGCTCCTGACGGAACCTACCTGCCATAACGACTTCGTCACCATCGTTGAGAACAGAATTGAGGTTTGTCCTAAGAGTCGCCTTGTCTCCGAAAGCGAGAGAAAGGGCTGGCCCGTTTCGATCGAGGTGTTCCCGAAAGATTAGTCGGGGCCCTCTGCGTGATATCTGGATCGGCATCCTCGTCCCTCCAATAAAAAAGCCAGACGTCTCAATCTCGCAAGACGCCTAGCTTCATCTATAAACCCGGTGGTTACGGCTGACGACCCGGCCTACGTGGAATAGGCGATCTTGTCATTCTCCTCAGCGTCGGATAAGTGGGCAAACGTGCTCCACTGTCGACTCCTATCGCCTGACCAATTCTTCGCTTGTTTGGCTGCTCGCCTCAGCCAAACAGTCAATTTAGCAGCATCAGTGTAATGGAACTTAGCCGTAAGGTCATCCAACGTGAGAACAACTAGTGCTCCTTCGAACGCTACCTTCCAGTTAGTCAGGTTAGCAACGTTCCCTGAACGCCTGTACTCAAAATGCAAGGGGACACCGACGTCAGTACTATCGTAAACCGCCAGTTTAGCCCACAAAGAGGCGTTTACCCCTTCATGTTGCATTGCTAACTTGGAGGCTCCCTGTAGGCTGGAGCAGATCTTGAAGACTGTCTGATAGTACAGCCGAATCTTGTTTGAGCCCAATTGGAGTTGGACCAAGTCAAGTCCTTGCTGAACGTTGACTTGCTCCGCTGTGAACAGATCCTTCATGCTATTCTATACTAGACTTAGTCTAGCGAGATAGCCAGTGCCGAGATAGCAAACTCCGGTGTTACACCGTTATTGACGACGAGATCCGCGTCAAGGGTTGAGAAGATCTGCAATACACCCGCGCCAGCGGCTGCGAACCCAAGGCCAACATCGGTCTCCGTCTCCGGGCCTGATGTTGAGATCGGGAAGGTGATCGCAGCGTCGTTGGTAGCAGTACCCGTGGCGACTGTCCAACCTGCCACTGATCGGACAACTGCTTGTCTGGCATAGCCCGTGTAGGCAGCCTCGTTGTCGGTCTGTAGGGTTGAGGTGTCGGAGATTGCGTTGCCGGTGTGAAGCGAGATATGCCAGTTACCAGCCGTGGCTGAGGGCAGTAATCCGCCGGCGTCGCCAACGTTCGGAGCAGCTACGTTCGTGAAGATAAGATCGAGGAGATCGTCTTCGAATAGATTTGTCGCTGACATGCTCTATGCTCCTGAGAGGCTGGCCGAAGCACCCGAGCTATCCGGCGTTGCTTTCTGAACCACGAGGGCGGCGATGGCTTGCGCCTTCTGAGCCTCTTCCAATCCCTCCCCTGTAATTTCGGCTATGGCGAGAGTCTCGTTCGCTGCCCTCAGCGTTGCTTGGGCACCTTTGAACTGCGCGTTTGCTTGGGCCTTAACAAGCTGCACCGGCTGGTTGGCGTAAAACTTCGGGTAATCTTTGTCACCCTTTTTCTTCAGCCGCGCAGTCTGCATCTGCTTTCGCGCTTCGGCTACCGTTTTCGGGGCTGCCATACTTCTCTCCTTAACCAAACTAGTGACAAGTTTCACTCATCATAGTTATTGAAACCTCATTTAGACCCGAAAAACTACCAGTCCACAAGCATACGGCTAAGAAAAAAGGATATCCTTCTTTGTCCACGGCTTCAGCCATTCACGCTGTTCTGCTGTCCACGGTTGACACATTCCACACTCAGTGAAGTCCTGCTTGATCTTCCGGGCTACCACATATTGAAGAGCTTGCGGCACTTGAATGACTTCGAAATCATCTAGTGGATCTTCCGGACCAGACGGAGCTACTGTCACAGGAAAGCCACCCGTATAGGTCACTCTGAATCCGTCTGGCGAGAACTGCCACCAAGGTTTCCTCCCCAATGGGAGAATTTGAGTTGTTATGTTCGAACTTCCGTGGATTGTCACTATGCCGGTGTCGAAGTCAATCCGGAAGTCTTCTGGATCGACAAGAATACCATTTTCATCATGGCGACCATACAACGCCCAAATAATTTCAAAGGTTGCTTGCTGGTCGATAGGGAAGTCAAGATGGAGATACTGTGGCCACGGATCAACCCCATCGTTATCGTAGCTCTTAAAGAATTCCACTCTCGCAGCCAGAGCGAAATTTCGTCGAGTGATGCGTTCGACTTCTTCAGAAGTCTGCTCTATCAGAGCTTTTAAGTCGCTATCGTGAAAAGTATCAGCTCGGGCTATGGCAAGTAAATCCTTGACTCGAGCCCTCTCTGTCAACTTGGTAACCATCTCTATGATCTCTCGCTCTCTTTCTTAAGATTCGAGCTACTTCAACGAGTCCGATTATCTCACTTCTGAAATCAACAGACCCCGAGTACAGATAACGACTTAACGCAGTCACCAATTCTTTAATAACCGCTGGCACACTGCCATCAGAATAGCCAACCTCGTACGAAACTAGATACTCATCCCGAGGCATTACTTTGCTCAATACTCCGAGAAGCTCATCAATCTCTGTACGACTGACGACCTGATCTGCCACCTTGACTTTGCTTACTGGAAAGTGAACTAGACGAGTCAGACCATCATCTAAAAAGATTAAGCCCGTAAACCGACGCCGACTTACAGGCTCATCTACAAGAATCCCAGCAGTTCTTTTAGCCAGCTCTAGAATCTCCGGCAGAGATTTAGCGCCCTCTTTCGGCTTGAGACCTTTAACGATCTCTTGTTCGCTTGGATATGCGTTCGCTCTCAATGCGCTCGACTACTCAGCACTGAATGCTTCGCTGATCTCCTTCCGCCTGGTTCCGCTGATAGTTGGCAGATCCCTCTCTCGTAGGGTTGCGTTGAGGACATCCATCTGGATGTATCCTTCGCTGGTACAAGCTGCGCCTTCATCTATCAACTCAGCGATAATATCGGCGTAGTCTGCGTCGCTCGGTCCAGCCGAAGAAGAAGCCTTTGCGGCTGTTGTCTGCTCGGCAGTCTCCCTGGCTTGCTTTACCGATCCGGCCTCAGGCCGGGGTGCGAACAACTTCGCATCCACAAAGTTGGGTAGGTCGAGTAAGTCCTCGGTTGAGCAGTCGAGATCGCTCTGGTTTGTCACTCCACCTTCATCATCAAGCTGGACTTCACCGTACATCGTGTTAACTACACAAGCTCTTTTCTTGAGGTGGCGGACTTTCACTTTAGTCTCGCTCATGTTCTTCTCCTAAAATAAAGGGGCGGTACCATTTGATACCGCCCCCGTTACTCGGTTGCCTAGCAACCTCTGGTTGCCTAGATGTTGCCGATATTCTTAATCACTACGTTCTTCTTGGGAGCGTAGACGATCGGAGTACCGTAGAGCAACTGCATCCAGCGGATCGCGGGCGATACGACTGCGAGGTTCATCTTCATCATCGGAGCCAGCTGCTTGAAGCTCAAGCTCTGGTTCGTCATGTCGAGGACTAACCCGATTGTCGTACGAGGACGCCACTCGTTGACATCCGTAAAGACCGTCGGCGAACTGGGCGCGCCGCCAACCTTCGCTCTGGGGATAGACAGGTTGGTGAAGAAGGTCTGCGTGCCATCCACCTCGGTGCGGTAGATCTTGTAGCCCGTTGCCGGGAACGTTCCGCCGCCATCCGCAATGGAGATATCAACCGACTGGCCAGCTGCCAGTGATTGAGCTGCTGTTGCCGCCGATGCAGCCGACTCGCCGAAGCTGTTGATCGCCGATACCTGGTAGATGTAGTCTCCCGCATCTGCCGCGACGAACTTCGAGGCCGCATTCGCGCCGATACCACTTGCCGACAGAGCTGGCGGATTCGGAGCCTTCTGGTTCGTTTGAGAGGTAGGCGGCTCGCTGCCGCGAGTTACGAAGACATCCGGCTCGAAGCCAATCTCACCGACCAGCGTCCGCCATCCTGACAGCGGGGTGCCGCCGATACCGACCGTCGCACCTGGGCTGGCCCAACGTTGCGAGTCGTGGAAGGCTTTGTCAAAGTCAGTGAAGACCTTCGAGTTGGAGAACATCTTCTGTGGAATACCGAAGTTGTCCACGATGATCTGAGCAGCGTCATTCAGAGTGTCACCGTCAAGACCCGCACCTGCGAGATCAAAGACGTTACCGCCGCCAGCGATGATCTGCTGGGTCAGGCTGGTAAACTCCAGCGGAATGACAGCCTCATCCGCGTAATAGAGGGCGCGATTGACCTTGCCCATGATCCAGAGAGCGCCATTCTGCGTCTCTTGCCCGATGAGATCGGGTGGAATTGTTCGAACCAGCGTTGCCGGGTGATGGACCGATCGCGTCGAGCCGATGTACTTGACCTTCTGGTCAGCACGCTCGTACAGAGTGTCCTCTTCTTCCGGTAGGGCGCCTGACGGAACGAAGCCACCTCCGTCGGTACCGTACGTGATTAAGCGGTTGTACTCTTCAACCGTCGAGAACGCTTCCTGCTTGGGGATCTGGTTCCACAACCTGACGTGTTGCGCACTGTAAGTGAGCAGTTTGAGCGTCGACTCCAGCGACTCTACTCGTAGTGCATCGAATCCGAATCCGGTGACAGGCTGGCTGGTACCGATTTCGAGCGCCTTTCGGAGCTCGGCTAGTTCAGCAATAGTCGCCTCACCGAAGCCGTCAGCGTTTGTGAGCATCTGCTCGAACATGTTCCCTTCTCCTCTTCTTCAGTTCGCGGCTAAGCGGCTTTGGCCAACTCACTCTGGACCTCTAAGAGGTCCTTGTTGCTAATCTGGCCGGTTGATTCAAACGTGACTGCAGCATTGATCCAGCGCCGCTTGTCATCCTCTTCTTCGCAGCTCTTGACAAGACGCTCCATGGTTTGAAGCACCTCCGGACGGCTGATCTTCGCCTTCTCGCCGTCGAGATCGCCTCCTTCGGCTTTCTTCTCGAGAACGTCCTTCGCGTCGGTGGTTACCTTCGCTTCGGGCTTCTTGGCCGGCTGACCACCGAATGCAGCGATGGTCTCCTTCATCTCCTCAAGGCTCTTCTTGAAGAGTTCCAGGACAGCGATGATCTTGACGTCTCGCTCGGCGGCCGAGGCGACTGACTTCTGGAGTTGCTCCAGACCGTCGTCCATATGGGCACCCAACAAGCTCGTGATTTCGGAAAGAGCAGAACTGACGTCGAGGGCTTTCTTCAAGTCCTCGGAGGCTTCGTCCTTGATTTTGTCGGCAGCGCTCTTCTCGAGAGCGGCTGTCTCCACCTTCAACTCTTCAGGTGTCTTCTTTTCCTCTTCGGGCTTCTTGCCTTCGAGTTCGGAGAGGCTCTTGAGCAGATCCTCTTCAGTTACCGCACCATCAGTCTTGGTTTCTGGTGTCTTGGTATCTTTGTCTTCGCCACTCATGAGCTAAGCTCCTCTTTCCAGTTTCTGCATGGTGTACTGAACGAGCTTACTCGCAAGCTCGTATGTAAAATGCGGTCTTTTTCGAAGTACAAACAAGACCGCTTCATCGTGAGTAAGAGCAGGCGGTTGTTCAATGTCCGCATGCTTCTTCAGTTCTGTCACCACATCACGGGCGATGGATAACGATAAATCTGAGGGGAGCTGACCTTCAAGTCCTGCAATCGCCTCATAGGCGAGTAGGGACTTCTTCAAGCGAGCTACTGTACTGGGGTGTGCCGGCGCTGGTGTGATTGCCACGCCTCTGACGAAAGCCTTGACTACATCTCCGTTGGCGCGATCTCGTGCTACGGCGCCATCGAGAGAGAGTCCAGGCCCAACCGCACCAGGCGGCACTGACTTAAGGAGAGCGAAGGTCTCCTTTGCATTGGGCATATGCCGATACAGCTCGCCCTCTACATAAACAGTAGCAGTCTCCGGAATGTTCCCCAGAGCCTTACTCAGCTCTTGAATTCTATCCTTGTTCAGGATTTCACACTTGGTTAAGAAGCCGATTTGATCAGCTGGCTTCCGGCTATGATCCCAGTTCACATACCCACGCTGAGCTGCGTAAGATACATCGAGGGCCTTTCGGAGAATTTTGTCACCCTCAACATCCTCTGACTCATCAGAGGCGATGCCAGCGAATCGCCATGGAGCATCTTCGCTCTCTGGCTCGATCGCCTTCAGCATCAAATTCAACCCCAAAAGGGGCTGATCTGGAAGGTCCAGGGCGGCGTCTAAATCTGGTAGATTATCGAGATTCATTTGTTGGTTTCGAGTGTAATCGTACAACCAACCAACGAACGTTAAGACAGAGTTACTCGTCTGGCAATCTAGGGAGAGAGTCTCCGTACGTCTTTTTTACAGCATTGATCATAGCAGTATAGTGTGCCGGACGTGGACTATGATCGGGATCTCCTTCCTGCTCTTCGAACAGCAGATCTGGGTCGTCTGAAATCCCACAGGAGTTCTTCATCAGGCTCTTACCCAGAGACTCAGCCTTCGCCCGTGCCAGCGCCTCACTCGCTCCAAGATCCTTATCTTCTTCCCTGTAAAGAACACAATAGCAGTACGGATGAATAGGACCGATCGTGAACTGCCATGCGATTGCTGGCGTTCCTACGTTGCTATTACCTCTTACATCATCCAGCCTGAACCTCTTGAAAGTCCCGTTCACATTTACACAGATACGTAGGCAATGAGGGCAGGCAGAGCCTCTTGGTACCTTATAGACTAGCTCGTCTCCCGGAACTAGCGCTACTTGTCCAGTTTGGAAGTAAGCATTCATCTCTGATTGCACCAACCGATCAATGTCAGCCTGCCAGAGTTCAGAGCTATCTCCCATTCTGTTGAGGAGATTCCTCAGCGCCGAACTCCGCGCCGCTGCAAGGGCACCCGCATCAGCAAAAGTCGTACTCTGGAGAGTGGCTCTCCAAGCGGTGTCTGCTATCGCCATCTCCCCGCGCAACCTGACTTGCCATGCCTCCGAACGCCCCTGTAGCCACCTCTCAGTGTTACTTTTCATCTGACCGATAACGATTCGGTCGGCAGCGGTCAGAACGATGTTGTTCTCAGTTATCCACGTAACCAGCTCTGCCTCAGTCATTCTTCGGAGAGCGTCAGTACCCAATATGCTCGCTGCCTTTCCAGCAATATAGGATGACTCGAGGAAGGTTAGTCTTCCAGCGGCTGTTAAGCCAAGGGCGGAGGAAACTGATTCGACGACTGTCTGGCCCAATTCACGGCCGATTGCGAACACAGAGAATGACGAAACTACCGCCTGCGTAATCTCCATGACCCGTCTTTCGGCAGCACGGTCAAGCAACATTACCGTAAAATCTTACGGAATTGTCGGCGTGGCGGAGCTGGTACAGCATGCTTAGCAATGCCTCGGCTTCTCCTACACCCGCTCCAAGGAATCGGTGCGATCGCACCACTTGAATCTCGCCGAGGTCTTCTATCTCGACGTTCATCCCTTTCGATCTCAACGAAGACAGTGTTGGAATAGAAAGAGCTGTCCGTGCCTGATGAGGTAGCATCTGTGCCCGGGCTCGTATTCGCTTGGTAAATGGGCATAACCACCGTTCGGTCTCCTCAGAGAGGCCTCGCTCCTTAACCCACGTCAATAAGTCGATTATCTGGGTCTGAGCCTTCGAATTCATGTGTAATATGCTCATCTTCTCGCACCTTACCACCTCGACTAAGATAGATCTCCAGAACCTTTCTCCACCAAGCCTTAGTCCACCTGGGGAGATCTCGTGCAGCTCTGTCCTGAGAAAAGGCCCATAGACTTGACTGCATTATCCAAACCACATCATCCAAGATTCTGGTGTTTACCCTTTTGCAGAATTTTTCCTGTCACCTGTCTAAACTTGTTATCTTTGTCAACAGCACATCCTAATTCCGTGCATGAGAGCTCTTGCTCTTCTCCTAAAAGAGCGTCATCGTCACCCATTTGAGTGGCACGACAAAAGACTTCAGGAGAATGGACGACTGGCATTCCAGTCACCTTCCACACACCAGACATACCCTGGGCGCCGGTTGAAAACACAGTTCCAATCTTAGATAGAAGGTCAAGTGTGACCTCATTTGCTGGCTCTCGCTCATTATAAGCGGTGTTCTCCTCTCGAACGTCACCTCTGTGTTGCTGCTCTCCGCGCAAGTCCACCGCGAAGTCTTCAACGTTGATTGCATCAGGATCGACGTGGGTGTACGTGTGCTTACCGTACCCCATCTTGTCAGCATCCCATGCTTTCCTTTGATCTTTTGGCATACCTTATTATACCACTGTTACATGGGCGGTCCTGGCAAGTACCTCCAGTGGGTGGGTGGAACCTTCTGCGCCTCGCCGTTCACCACCCATCTCGGCTCCGTCGAATCACTTGTCCATAGTGCGGATTCACGACGATTGTGTTTTTCAAACTGGTCATACCACGCATCTACCAAACCATGATAATTCGTCCCGTCTCTAAACGTCTCGATTATAGAGGGTAGGGCGTCTTGAACCGAAATCCAGGACGGCTCAGTGAGAGCATCTGCGACTTCTTCTTGAAGTCTATCGTGGTCGGATTTCTCTGTAATGCTCTCTGACATCTCTCTCAACTTGTCCGGTGTCGTCTCGACGCACTGAGAAGCAGTGGGTGCTGACCTCCGTGACGAGTCCTGTTTTTCCTGTCCAGTCCCACTTACCTGAACCTTGGGGTTCTTTGATCTCGACAGAAGAGCCTATGTCAATCACTCAATCAATCCCCTTGCTCGTGCGGCTTCCCGTCGAATATATCGACGAGCCCTCGGATCGTATCCTCTCACCGAAATCATATCCACTTCAGTGTTGCCGTGCTTAAAATGAATCCTTTTGAACTTCGACGTTGAAGACCAGACCACAACCATTAAGTGTACCCAGAATAGGCCAATGATGGCCAGCAGCATCCACGGCTGTGCGTTGTCTAGGTTAGAAATTACCAAGAGCGAGGCTAGAAAGAGGATTACGCCCACTTCAATCATTAGAAATGCTTCGCCAACTCATAAAGAGCCTGTTGTGTCTCCCCGTTCTCAGGATATTTTACAGCAATCTCTCTGGCGCTCTGCCACAAATTTTCCTTATGTAGTCTTTCCATGACACCTCGAAGCCACCATCCGGTCCAGGCTGCGCCGAGACCAACTAGATAAATCCCCGTGCCTTCCATCTTCCGCCCCACTCTACTTCGAAATCTGCAGCCAGTTTCGTCCTGTTCGGACATCAACCTTGAAAGGCAAGAAGCCTGGAATTACCTCGTCGAACGCGGCCTTTGCTAATTCAGTCGCTTCTTCAAGAATTTCATCCCGCACCATGAAGATTACTTCATCGTGCATTTGAATGGCCAATCGGGCGTCTTCATCGCTAAACGCTCTTCGGATTGCCTTCCAAGATTTAACCTGCTTGATCTTCAATACCTCAGCAGCAGTTCCAGCGTTATGATGATGCCACAAGGTTTTCGTCAACTGGTGGAGTTGGCCACGTTTTGCGGTTGTAATCTCTGACAGTTCACGCACTCGGCCAAACTTCGTGATAGAAACACCAGTCTTTTGAATCTCTCTGATCACTCGCATCTTGTAGGCTGTGGCGATCGGCGCTCGCTCTTCGTAAGCTTGAATTACTTCGCGCGCTTCCGCTTCCGTGATTCCAAGTTTCTTAGCGAGCACAAACGGCTGCATCAGGTAGAGCAGCGCGAAGTTAATTGTTTTACCGGCCTGCCGCTCGTCGCCTTTAATATCCAAGTTCGGAGCAGCTGCCTTAATTTCTTGGAACATCTGCGTGTGGAAATCTTTGCCTTCTTCGAACGCTTTAATCAGCGTCGGATCCTGCGAAAGCGAGGCCCAAGTGACATATTCTGCTTGGCCAAGATCCAGACTCAAGAACTTGAATCCTTGCGGAGCTTCGATTGTCTCTCGAATCTCTTTAATTCTGTTCTGCAAGTTGGGACTGTCGCACGAGTAACGTCCGTGCGGAGTACCGAGTTGATTCCAATTACATTGGACTTCGCCGGCGAGTGCAAACTCTTCCCACTTTTCGAGCTGCGAAACTTTCGCTTGTGCTTCGCGTGCTTCTAAAACTATCGGCGCAAGGTCGTCGCCCATTGTCACGAATGCTTCCAAAGTTTCCTTGTCGCAAGCAGGTTTGCCCGATGCTTTGTTAATTCGTTGCGTCGGAAGGCCACGAATCTCAAAGAATTCCTTGACACAATCCGACGGAGCGTTCGGGCGGAAACTCTGATTGTTGGTCTTGATTTTTGCCTCTGCAAAAAGACGATCGCGCTCGCGGAGTGCTGCGTCGAGGTTCCGTCTCCAAGTCTCTTCATTAACCGTCAGCACGGTAGAATTCATTTCCGCCGTGCTTGGGCCGAGTTCGGTCTCGATCCGCAGTGAGTTGGAACCCACTGGTAGGGTCACGTTGAACTTCGGTATGTCTATTCTCGTCTCCACACCCTTATTATACCTTATTTCAAGCTCTGTGTCAAGTCCTGCTCTTTGTCCGAGGTCTAATTTGGTGATCTGCCTCACTTTCGTAGGATCGGAGATCATCCGCATGCTGCCGCTTTCTAGCTTTATGCGCAAGTCAAATCCGTCTATCCGGTTCACTACACCGGGAACCCACTCGCCTTGAGCGTTTCTGACCTCAACTCGTTCTCCGATCTCGTATGCTCCGCCCGGATAACCTCTGCTGCGATCTTCCTCTTCCACTTGTTGACCTTTGTTTGCTTCCCGAAAAATAAGATGTGGACTCAAGTCTTCAATGCTGAATTGTTCGCCGATGCCGTCTTCTTCTGCTAGTTTAATACTTTCGCGAGCAGCTTCACGGAATTCTTCCCGCCTCTCCTCCCACTTTTCTTGTACTTTGATCTTTCGATCAATCGCCGCTTCTTCAAGATCTTCGGCGCGCCTAAAACGAGGATCATTTCGTGCAATTCTTGAAGCTTCCTCGTTGTCTTTCCCTGCTTCGCGCGCGTCTGCAAACAGTTTAGTCCAAACCTGAGCACGGCGTTGGGCCTTATTTTCTGCCACCTGTTCAACCCGCTCTTCTTCCGGCGTGAGTCGCTCCCAAAACAGTAGAGTGAAGTCCTCTTCTGTGAAACGGCGGGCCAGTTCACCAAATGGTTCTAAAAGAGACGGCAGTTTGTAAACCACATCTCGCACTACTTCTCGTGCTTTCGTCTCTATCGGAACTCTGTCAACTTGCACGTCCGTGTTTACAGGCAGCGCTTGAGCGTCGCGTGGGCGGTGCACAATCATCAGCATCGCAGGAATGCTTGTTATCCTGGATGCTAGAAACTCCTCAGCTCCTTCAATGATTGTGAAAGCTGTCGTCTTTGGGTGCTTGATAACAACGGGTTGAGTCGATCTCTTTCCCGTTAGCGCGTCGCGTAACTTGAGGGTGTCGATAGTTGGAACTCCAACTACCGCAAGAAGTGGAACTATTTCTTCGCGCCCTTCTCCATTCAGCTTCGCTGTCCTGGCTTCTCCACTTTGGAGTTTTAATTCCCCACCCTCGATGGGCATGTTCAATAGAAGTAGGTTGGCGGTGGTTTCCCCTAGTGCCGGCTTCAGTGGGGCTCCAAACTCGAGGCGGCGCTCGAAGTCGCTGATTGCTTGCTCAAGTTGGCGTTTAAAGGGGTCTACGTTCTTTCTCAATGCGCCGGTTTTGGTGGACCTTTGGAGGTTCTCTTCTAAGCCTGCGTCGATTATATCTGCTTCTGGGACCCCGGTTGCGGTTCCAATCAATTCTTGTTCTTCTTGGTCTGGTAGAGCGTTCAACACATCTCGCTCTATCACTTCTAGTCCAACCCCGCGGATTCTCTCGAATTCAACGAGAGCTTCGGTTTGCCACAAATCAAGTACGTCAAACGGAAGTTTGCTAATCCGGACTTGGAGTTCGGGCATTATTGATCAAGTTGCCGCTCGGCGTCAACGAGCCCCTTAGTTAGTCTTGCGCCTTGGGGATCCTGAGCCGGTCTTGCCCCCGCACCCTTCGCCTCTTCAAGTGCAGCACGTTGTGACGGCGATCCAAAGAAGAGTTCACTTAGAATTGTGTCGCCACCCTCGATCTCTTTCAATCCCAACTCTGCTCGCACTTCATTTATTGTTCGGAAAGACTTGACCTCTCGTTCCCTTATCTCCGAGTCTTCCGATCGCTGTCTTTCCATACCAGTAAACTCTAAATGGTAAGTAGGGTCGAATCTACTGATGACGTGAATGTTGAGGAGGTTTGATAAGAACTTCAGCAGTGGTTGCAAGCCTCTCTTCTGAGACATGGTCTGCTTGGCTTCAGCACTTGACTCGAAGGTAGTTGCCGAACCCACAGCGCCTACCTGCCAGTTAATCTC